GACAGTGTGGATTCAACTCAGAAGGTCTAACAGGAGCAGCAACTGCGATCTATGTTGATGGCTCTGCTGCCATTACTCGCGGTGGAGTTATAGACGACATTCAGATTCTTGGACACGTTACGCACACCAAGGGTTTGAGGATAAACACTTCCAAGATTAACGAGTTTAAGCACATTCATATACATAAATGTTTGACGGGGATACAGCAGGAAGGCGCGACTAGTGATTATAACACTTTCGAAAAGTTGGATATAGGGGATTGTGCGCTTGGTATCGATATCGATGCTGGAAACGATCCACTGTTTGACGGGGTACTGTTCCACCACAACACGGTCAATGTTGACGATGAAGTTGGTGATGCTTTCTGGAAAGACGTTAGGGGAGAACTTGACGTAACCTTAGAGCCTGACAATTTCACAGGTGTTGCGGTAGCCACTCATGCCAATGCCGATACATGGACTACAACCCCCGTGGAGGTCCGGGCGGCGGCCACTTCGACAGTACCATTCAAGATTGTCGCCACACTTGCCGAGGGTGATGCTACTGAGAAGTTTCGGATTAGATTCAGCGCGGATTCTGGAGCAACTTGGTTTGATGATATCAGCATTGAGGGGGTGGCAAATGCTCAGAAACGAGAAGCGTCAGTAGCCCCAACCGCGACAGATCATATCTTCAACAAAGGGACTCAGATAGTAGCGTCGTCTAAAAGTGAGACCGGTGGAGATAGCGTAGCGGTTTGGATTGAAGTACAAGAAATCTAGTACCGAGGGAATATTAGAACCATATACAATTTCGATTGTACACACGCATTTAAGCCCACTTTAGATCTTCCGAATAGGGAAGATAGGGGTATAGCCTAACAAGCCTTAAAACGGCTCTAAGATAGGAGCTAATCATGAGTATCGAACAGCAATTTGGTGATGTGCTGATAATGAATTCTACTCCGATGGGAAAATGCAGCATTTGTGGCGAGAATTCATTGCTTCCAGGCTCATCTACTTATTGCGTGAAGAATAATTGTCACAGTTGTATGAAAGATGTAAATGTGAAAGATGTAAATGTGGAGGATTGTGATGTCGATTGAATCGTTGGCCAACACCCTCTCATTCATGGACGTTGATAATCAATACTTCCAGATTACTGGCGGAAATGATATCCTAGTACTCACTAGCTCTGAAGGTGGGCCGTCTAGTATAAATACTGCCGATGGTACGTATGATGGGGGTGGTTTAGCTACTGCCTTAGAAACAGCTATGAATGCTGATAGTACACTCACAGGTACAGGGACAATCACTTTTGTCGTAACCTTCTCTGCAACTACGTACAAATTCACAATAGATGCTACGGCAGGCAATACAATAGCATACACTAATTCTGGTAGTGATGCTGCATACACTTTCGGCTTCAATACTAACCAAGCCGCAGCTCAGACAATTACTAGCGATTTTGCTGCTGGAGATCCCACCGCTATTGTACAGATGCTCCTGACTGGAATAGAAGACTATGTGTCTACTTATTGCCGCAGAACATTTGAATCTACATCATATTCTAAAGAGAGATACAATGGGAGTGGTAGGAAGGTCATAAGCCTCCAGCAGTATCCCGTCACGATAGTGGATAGGGTGGCTGTTGGGACTACAGATGCTATCAACATAAAAAATACAAACTCAGGCACCTACGCTACAGTTTCTGTAGATACTACTGGCTTGAGGCTCATGTTAGATGGTACGGCTGACGCCACTGTAATCTTTTCTACATACACGACAATAGCTGCTGTGATAACTGCTGTGAATGCTTTAGGTGATGGTTGGTCTGCTGAGTTAGCAACATCATCGACTACTGCTTTCCTGTCTACTGAGTTGATAACAGTATCGGCAGCTAACTGTATAAACAGTAATGTAGTGGCTCTGAAGATTCCTTATGAAGCCACATCAGTACAAGTTGACCTTGATAATGGACAGATCAGACTTCTTCTAGGGTTCGGTAAGGGCTGGCAGAATGTATTTGTAGATTATACTGCTGGATACTCTTCAGCAAATATGCCTGATGATCTGAAGCTTGCTGTTAAAATCATGGTTCAAGAATTCTTTGAAAGAAGGAATGATGCAGCTTGGGGCCTAGAGATGACTAATGTTGGGGCTAGCGGAACATCAGGAATGAGAAATCTGTTTGATAAGAAGTATGTAATTCCAAAAGAAGCCAAGATGGTTCTTGATAAGTACAAGAGGCATTTGACGTGATTAATGCACCAAAGATAACTCTGATACTTGAGAGATACACTGATACCTCTGATAGTGGTGGAGGGCATACTAAATCCTGGAGTCAAGTCAGACATGTTCGTGGAGTTTTGACTTACGGCAGGGCCTTTGAAAGGGTGAACCTAGACAGAGAGACTGTAAGATCGTCTCATCAATTCTGGTGTATGTACTTCTATGGTAAATACGAAATAACAGAGAAAGACAGATTCAGACGGATAGGCAAGATGGGTGCTACTAGGACTTATGATATAATCTATGTAGATCCTGTCCTAGAACAGCGTAGATGGTTGAAGATTGATCTATTGGAAATAAAATGACAGCAAGACTTACATTTGACAAGGGTAGGATAAAATGGGCTGTAGACCAGAGTATCCAAAATAGTCTTGTTGAGGTTGGAGAAAAGCTCCAGGCTAACATACAGGAGATAATGCAGCCTGGTTCTGGACAGCTATATATCCGAAGTTTTGTAGATCAGCATGGCTCGATGCAGAATAGGTATCACAGAGCAAGTGCGAAGGGTGAACCGCCAGCTCCATTCACAGGGAGGCTGAAGGACTCTATAACATACTATACCTCTTCTGGAACTAAGAGTGATCCTGGGCCTAGAGCTAAGCCTGGAGACACGATCAGTAAACCAAGGGCTAGGCCAGGAGAGCATACTGTATCTGTAGGGTCGAATGTCCCTTACTCGATAGATCTTGAATTAGGGCTAGGGAGAGTTACAGGAGCAGCTAGGCCATATCTTGAGAGTACATTGAAAAGAAGCTCTGGCATAATAAAACAGGCTTTCAGCAAGGTGAGTGCTAGCGGTGGGGCAAGCCTTCGCTAATTAGGACGGAATAGATGAGCGCGTTAAGAACAGCCATATACAACAAATTCAAAGCTGATGTTAGCGCCCCTCTCTACGTGGATCTTGATGGGACCAGGTTTTACTATTATGAGGGAGAGCCAACACCAACCTATCCGTACTGCGTGTTCAGCTTCCCTGATGAGCAGTTTGATTTTGAGTTTACAGAGGAATTTGAATATACGATGGTGCAGTTCAACTATTTCAGTATAGGCAGCTCTCCGGATGTATGCGATGATGGTGTTGCTGATATAAAGACTATGTTTGATTGGACTGATCTGACTATTTCTGGCTACTTATTCTTGAAAATGGAAAGGACATTCTCTATCCCTGCTAGGAAAGTACAACCAGAGAACGCTTGGCAAGGGATTGTTCGATACCTAATATTGGCGCAGGATACTTAATGAGTAAAGTACACAGCTACACATCAGCAGATAGCTTTCCGGTGAAAGTGATCCAGCATCAGGAATTGCTATCAACTATGATTGAACACAAGATCATATTGCCAATTCACGCTCAATTTCTACCTACAAATAAGTGCAATATGAATTGTGACTTCTGTAGTTGTGCTGATGAAGATAGATCCAAAGAAATGTCTCTTACAGATGCAAGGAGCACGATCCATTCACTGTATCAGTTAGGCACAGAATCAGTTACGATAACTGGTGGTGGTGATCCTCTGATGCACCCGCATATAGGGGAGATAATCTGCGAGTTCAAGAATCATAGTATTGAAGTTGGCCTTGTCACTAATGGAATACTGTTAGATAAGCTTAAGGGAGTTGACAATCTCACATGGTGCAGGATAAGTAATGGAGACCACAGAGAGTTTACCCCCAAGTACGAGAGCATGTTGGCTTCTGTCATCCACGATCACCAAGGCGTAGATTGGGCCTTTAGCCATGTAGTGTCGGATAAGCCAAACATCAGTGAGATAATCAAGATCATAAAGTTTGCAAATGACTTCAATTTCACTCACGTAAGGTTAGTTGCTGATTTGACTATGCCGGATAATGTTGATATCCCTGGTGTAAGAAAGGCATTGATGAAGAAAAAGGTTGATATTACAAGAGTCATCTTCCAGTCAAGGAAGAGACCAACCAAAGGTGGCGATTGCTACATATGCTACTTGAAGCCTTTGATATCTGCTGATCTTAAAGTGTATGCTTGCTGTGGAGCACAATATGCTATATCGAAAAATGATAATAGGGCTATGCCTAGTGAACTTTGTCTAGGTGATGCTAAGGATCTCATATCAATAGTCAAGGGCAGCAAGACTCCATTCGATGGATCTGTATGCGATAGGTGCTATTATTCTGGATATAATGATTTGCTTAAACTCATGATGGTAGAAACAGAGCATAAGAAATTCCTATAAGGGGGAATCAATGGTATTAGGATTATTGGTTAAGCCGGATTTCACAAGACCAAATGGACTAGTCTGTCTTCATGAAGAGGAATCAATCAGTAAGATCAAGAGGATCGTAAAGGCATTTGGTCCTAGGATAGTTGTAGAGTTTGGTACAAAGCACGGCGGCTTCACTAGCGTCCTTGCCGAGTGCACTGCAAGCCCAACTCGCATATACAGCTTTGATGCAGCTAATTCGGATATATTACCTGATCGGACTCTTTTTCCGAAGAGGGTGGAGTTCATTTGTCAAAATCTGCTTGGTAGTGCTTCTGAGGAAGTTACCACAATCCTAAAGCGGAAGAGCAAGAAACTTCTCTATTGAGATAATGGCAACAAGATAAGAGAACTTGAGTTATATGCTAACTTCCTTAGAGAAGGCGACCTGCTTGGAGTACACGATTGGGGAATCGAACTGAAACAGGATGATGTTTCCGAGATATTGAAAGACTTTGATGAACATGAATGGAGTGAATTTGAGGAGGAAGATCTGACAACTAGGTTCTGGATCAAGAAGAGCACAGAAGCATAAACTAAGAAGGGGCTATGAAAATGGATATGAAAGTAAGCATAATAATTCCAATTGGGAGAGAGAACAGGGCTGCTGAGTGCATAGAAGCCATAAGGGAGAACTCTGGCGTAGATGCAGACCAGTATGAGATAGTCACAGAGGTGGATACGGAGAGGATTGGCTGCCCAAAGATGGTCAAGAAACTGGTCGAAAGGGCTAAGTATGATCTGGTTATGTTCTTAGGTGATGATACAAAACCTGAATCAAATTTTCTAAAGAATGCTCTTAAAGCTATGGCTTCTTTACCTGGCGGTTGGGGGTTGGTTGGCTTAAATGACTTAGTGTCTGATGGTAGCTTATATTCTACTCACTGGCTAGCTAGCAAGAAGATTCTGCCTATGATAGGTGGAGAATTTTTCTCCACAGAATACATCCATACATATTGCGATCTTGAACTTGCTATAAGGTGCAAGTTTTTGAATCGGTATGTCTGGTCTAGGGATTCTGTAGTATCCCATGTTCACCCTATGCTTGATTCTGGAGTGTTTGATAAGGATTATGAGTTTGCTTACTCTTCAGGGAACCAGATGATTGACCGCACCACGTTCGATAGAAGGGTGGAGGTGATTAGGAAGGAAAATGATAAATGGTTTCTGAAGAAAATACCAAAAATTCTCCACCTATATTGGGGCCGGAATAAGAAACTGTCCTTTATGAGATATATGACAGCTTACTCGTTTGCTAAATTCAATCCAGATTGGAAGATGAAAGTACACTATCCAAAGTTCCCTGATAATAGGGAAGATTGGACCTCTAGACACCAGAAGTCTTCCAACTTCAGAGGAGAGGACTATTTTGATAGGCTAAGTGAGATTCCATCAGTCGAGTTGGTAGAGGTAGAATTTGATGGACCAGAGTACGATACCTCTGAAGTGGCTCGCTCTGATCTCTACAGGCTAAAGTTGCTTGAGGAGGAGGGAGGGATCTGGTCAGATTTTGATATATTGTATATCAAATCCATGAATAGGCTTGCTTCTAATACTATGATAAATAGCGAAGTGGATACATTAGTATGCTGTCACTTTGGTAGTAATAGAATTGGTTTCCTTGGTGGTGCTCCTGGCCAGAAAGGATTCTACTATGAACTGAAGAAGCTTCATGATCATTATAGATCTGAAGATCTATCTGAGATGGATGGTTATCAAGGTTCTGGACGATTCCTCTTTGATTCTTATTTTCTCTACACACCAGCAGGGAAAGAGATCATGCTGAGAGAGAAGGGCATGATTATTGAGAACATACCAATAAGCTGTTTTTATCCTATTCTATCCAACAGAACTGATGAGATTTTTAGCCAGAACCTCAGGATCGCCACAGACACAATTGGCATCCATTGGTATGCTGGCAGTCCTCATGCTTCTAAGTTCGAGAATGTGATGGATGGTGAAGTAATTAATGCATATCCTGAATTTTTATTCTTCTCAATAATGAAAAGTATTTACTTGCCAGACAAAATGAAGTATAGTATACTTATCCCCTACTATAAAAGGGCAGATCAACTTCACAATACTCTAGTTTCTTATGAATTCCATTACGCTGGAAGAGATGATTGTGAGATCATAATAGTTGAGGACACCAAGAGCCGTGCTAACGTAGAGGAGCATGAAAAGTTAAAAGAGGTTGTCATGGAGTTTGAAGGCAGATTGAATATAAAACACTTAGCATCTGGCGCGAATGACAACTACAGCCCTGTTCTACTTTTCAATCAAGCTGCAAGAGCTGCTCAAGGTAAGTTTTTAGTCTTAACTAATCCAGAGTGTTTTCACGAGGTTGATGTTCTAAAAGGATGCGATAGAGTTCTAGATTTTGAAGACAGCCTTTACATAGTCTGTGGCTGTAAGAATGTAGGAAGGTATCCTAGAAGGATTAATAGATTTGAAGATTTTAGGTATGCTTTGATAGGATGGTATCAACACACTGAGAGGATGCCGAGAGAACTTCACTTCTGCTCAATTATATCCAAGTACAACTTCAATATGATTGGGGGATTTGACGAGAGATTTAGTGATGGTGTAAATTTTGATGATCTTGATTTCAGAGAAACAGTCTTGGAAAACAATATTGGTATTGTTCCAAGAGATGATTTAGTTGTTATCCACCAGAGTCACGAGAAGGATATCAATGTGTCTGATCTTGGGGCTGACAGGGACACAGGAGCCTTTGTTCAAAATCACAAGCTCTTTCAAAGGAAGCGAAGGCGAGATTTTAAGTTAGGCATAGGGATTCCAAATACAGAGAGGACTATGAATCCGTACTTCTTTGATTCTTTTGTTGTTATGGATAAACCAGAATTTGTTTATATGAGGCCACCATTTGCTGGATATGTTGGGATGGATCTAGCTAGAGATTCCTTAGTGTCTCAGGCGATTGAAAATGGGTGCTCTCATTTGCTTATGATGGATACGGACCAGATGTATCCTCAAGATACGATTGTGAAACTTATCAGTCATAACATGGCTGTTGTTGGGACCATAGTCCATAGACGATACCCTCCATTTGACCCTGTTGTGTTCAGAGGAGAGCCAGGAATGTACGGACATATTTCTGATGAAGAATGCTTTTCTGGAGACTTAATTAAGGTGGATGCTATGGGATGTGGATGTGTTCTTTATGATATGGAAGTTTTCATAAAGATCAAGCCTCCTTGGTTTGAGAACTATCAGTTGGAGGATGGAAGAAGCGTTGGTGAAGATATTGGATTCTGCGGAAAGCTCAGAGATGCCGGATTCGAAATTTATGTCGACACTTCAATAGAGATAGACCATATGACCATTATGGGGGTAAATAGAGCCTTTTATGAACTTTTCAGCAAAGTTGAGAAGACTCGGAAAGTGGATGGAAGAATCATAAAAGAACGTAAAGCAGCATGAAGGGGCTAGTTTGTAGAGATTAACCAGGAGGTGTTTAAATGTCTGTAAAAGTCGGACATCTTGGTGCTGTCAAGTTAGGAGCTACCACTGTTCTCGGAATGGGTACATGGACGATCAGTGGTGTTACTGCTGACCAGCTTGAGTCTTCAGTATTTGGCAATAACTGGAAGACTTATGAATTCGGAATGAAAGATGGTGGGCAGGTTACTTTCAATGGTCTTTTAGATCCAGCAGATAATACAGGCCAGAATCTGCTACAAAAGTACAACATGGATAATACTGATGTGACTGACCTTCGACTGTATGTCGATAACACATCGTATTATGTACCAAACCAGACAACGGGATATTTCAATAACACTTCGTCCAGTGGCGAAGATACCCCTGTGTCCCTAGTCAATATTGTAATGTATGATTTCGGCAACGATAAGTCTGGACTTGCAACCATCTCTTTCACCGCGAAAGTGAGTGGTGTGATGGTTCTTGCATAGAGCAGTATAATCGCGGGATAGGGATCATCTGTTCTGGTGGCTGTCTAAGGGGTTGGACAGACATCTTAGATTTTGATAAGGCTGGTTTTATAGCCCCGCTGGCCTTCCCGTGATTCTCGATTTAGGGGCTTTATAACTCTTTATGAAGGGGCTATAGGTGGCTATAATGAAAATCAACATGGATGATCTTAACCCAGGCACATTTGTTCCGTTCGATGAGGATGATGAGGATAGTAAAGATGGAGTAACTTTGCGTCTTGCTCCTGGTGAAATTCTTGAAGACATAAACAAGAAATGCACTAAGAAGAAAGCTGAATTTCGCAGAGGCCAAAGGTACGAAGTGATAGAGGATGATGAGAAGCGCAGATCAGAACTACTGTGGGACTATGTTATCATTGGCTGGTGTGGTCTAGAGGATGACCAGACTGGAGATGACATCCCTTGCACGAAAGAAAACAAAGTCAAGCTTATGAGGGGATCTATCAAATTCTCGACATTTGTAGGGAATAGCATTGAGAAGCTCACTGAAGAGGCAGAGACGCGAGAGAGTGCTTTGGAAAAAAACTGATATATGTAGTCGAGAGGCTACACGACAAGCAGGATTGTGATGTTTGCGAGAGTGCTTGGGCATTATCAGGAAAGACTCCACCGCAGTGTAATGAATGCTTTCCTGAGTTAATGCCAGAGAATAATGACTTCATGAAAGTATTCATGAAAGTCCAGAATCAGCATATTATGGGTTTCGGCGGCCCTGTAGACCTGAACTTTAGATCTGTGGAATTCATCATGGATCTTCACAAAATACCTAATCAGAGGGTGGTATTTGAAAAAGTTCACATGCTATATAAAATCACCGTAGATATGATGAAAAAACAAGCAGAGCTAGAAAGACAGACAGCCGAGCTTGATAAGGGCGTAAAACCATGAGAGTTGGCGTAGCCTATGTTGATGTTCGAGTCCAAAGTGGCCAGCTGGACGGTGATCTAGCTACTGCTGAAAGAAAGGTCAGAGCTTCTGCTACTAGGATGCAGACTCTACTTAATGGTATCAATGTAAGGTTAAATAATACTGGAAGCAGAGCTGATAGAGCATCGAGAAGCATGACGACCCTATCGAACAGCATCAATAAGGTTGGTACTAGCGCTAGCACTGCTGCTACTGGCATCGACAAGGTTAACACTTCCACCAAGAAAACTAAGAAATCAATGATTGGGCTTATCCCCCACGTTGTTGCTGTTACTGCTTCGTATATGGCTATGAGAGCTGCTCTGAGAGGTGCTATCAGTGGTCTTTCTGCTGGAGCAGAGTTTGAGCAACAAATGCTAGTAGTTCAGGCCGTGTCAAGAACTACTGGCAAAGCATTTGAGGACTTAGCAAATAAAGCCCGCAAAATGGGAGAGACGACTGTATTTACTGCTGTTGAAGCAGCAGATGCTTTGAAGTTTCTATCCATGGCGGGCTTTTCTGCTACTGAGAGCATAGAGTCATTAGCTGGCGTTTTGGACCTTGCTCTTGTTGGCGAGCTTGCTCTTGGTAGGGCAACAGACATAGTAACAGATACTCTCAGAGCAATGAAACTAGAGGCATCTGATCTAGCGATGGTCAACGATGTATTTGTTGGGACTATTACCAGATCAAACACCAATATAGAGAAGTTAGGCCAAGCAATGAAGTATGCTGCCCCTGTTGCTGGTGAGCTTGGATACTCTATACAGCAAGTATCTGCTATGATTGGCATACTATCTCAGTCTGGTATAAAAGCTGGTATAGCTGGTAGGAATATGCAGCAGATGTTTGTCAGATCTGGTGATGCAGCAAAGAGATTTGGTCTTGAGGCTGGATCTAATCTGATCGATATCTTTAATGAATTGAATGAAAGACAAAAAGAATACACAATGACCCTTGGTGAGGCAGCTGCTCAGGAAAAGATAGTAACTGAGATGAGAAAGGCCTTTGGTCTTATTTCTCTGAAAAGTGCTCTTGTTCTGAAATCAAATATTGGAGACCTTGAGAAATTCATAGAAACATTAATGGGTGTTGAAGGGGAGATGAAAGCTGTATCAGAACTGATACAGTCGTCAGTTATAGCATCATTCAAGAAGCTAAAATCTGTTCTTGTGTCGGTATCTGAAGAGGGTTTTAGAAGACACAAGGACTCTCTCAAAGGGACTATTGATGCTTCCAAGGATCTTATTAACACGAATAGGGATCTGATCTTAACATTTGCTGATCTTGCTTTAGCGACAGCGAGGGGGGCGATTACTCCCCTACCAGAGTACATCAAGCTCCTATCCAAAGCTAGGCAGGAGTTGAAGAAATTCAGAGAAATTGCTAGTCCAGCAAGGATAATTGCTAAAAGGCCATTATCTGCACATGAAGCTTCTAAGACTGGATCTGAAGATTTTGATGTATCAACCATTGGTGGCGATCCATACATAGATATGCTTGAGAATATAGGT